GTAAATACACCATTTACAAAACCGGCGAATGTTTCTCCAATGCCAACATAATCAATTCCGGCTATTGCATTGCCAAGCAAATTGCCGATTGCGGTTCCGAGTGAAGCCCAATCCAATCCGGTAACGAATGTCTTTGCAAATAGAATCGCTGAGTTTATTGCATTGGAAATTGCTGTTCCAATTTTCTTCCAGAGATCTTCTGTCTGCAGGGCAGCGTTGATTGCATCTACGATACCCTGTGCAAGTCCCTTTGCGGTTTTATTTATCAGAGTCCAGTCAAGAGTATCTAATGCACCAATGATAAGATCTGCTATTGCCGTTCCGAGACTGCTCCAATGGAAGTTTTCTACAAATGAATCAACGAACTCAAATGCAGAGTTAATAGCTTGCGCTATTGTCTCGCCTATTGATGTGAACAATCCAGGAGTTTCAAGGAAGCCATTCAGGAATGTCGCAATGCACTTCGCAATCTTTCTCAGAGATGCTTTGATGCCGTCCCACTGAATGTTATCGAGGGCTTCTTTCAGTTTCTCCCCGAACATTCTTCCTACATCGTAGAAATCATCTTCATCCCAAGCATCCTTAATCATCTGTGCAAGATTTTTGTACTTATCCGCAATCTCGTCTGTTTCATAACCGCTTCCATCGGCTCCGCTGTTGCTTCCACTGCCGCTTTTATCATCACTTAGGATGTTAAGCTCATCTATGCCGGTGGTAAGGTTCTTTGCCGCCTTTGCAGCACCATTTAAGGAATCTGTATAATCTTTATTCTGTTTTATTGCCTTGGTATAGAACTTCTTACCTGTGAGTGCTGAGAAGAACTGCGCCAATGCGTTTGTTGCTGCAACGAGCTTCTGAATCAGATAATCCAGAATCGGAGTAACTACATTCAGTATTGGCTCAAATGCAGTTGTCAGTGATGCTCCAAGCTGTCGCAAATCGTTGTAGAGCAGATTTACGTTTTTGTGAAACTCTGTTCCGGCTCTTTTTGAATAAATAACAAGG